GAGTATTTTCATTTACAACTAATACTGCTTTTCCGCCAGATGTTCCAACAGTACCTTGTCTAGTTAATTCAAATGTACTGCTATCTTTAGATTTTTCCCATTCTTTGGTAAAGTTTTTATCAACATACAGATTAAATTTGAATGCAGGATAAGTTGTTCCTTGTTTTACATAAGATAATGAACCATCTGAAAGATCAAAAGTTACTGTAGAATTCTTATACAGTTTTATCGATGGAGTTATTGGATTAATAGTTCCTAAAGAAGCACTGGTTATTCCTACGATGGTTGGTTTTGGTTGAGTTGCATCAAAATAAGTGTCCGATAATTTAATTCTATTATCATCAACTCTTACAACATAATAAAATCTACCACTCGACAATCCTACAGAGGACAACTCTGATGTATGAATTACTTTGTCACCAGTTTTAAATCCATGAGAATTAATCGTTATGGCATTTGTTGTAGTGTTAACTCCAGCAGTCACAAACCCAACAGGATTTACAATCAATCTTCTATTAAAATCATTATAAGTTAAAGTTACAATACCTGTGTTCTGTGGATTAACATTAACAAAAATGTTGTGAGGTGAACTCAAACCATGAGTTCCCGCAGTGGAAACAGTAACTAAGTTTCTTCTGATATCTCCAGTGATTACACTATAGTTTGTTTTAAAACTATGCGTGTCTCCAGTTCCTACATTTCTAAAGAACAGTGTAGTTGAAAGTGTATTTGCAAGACCAACAAATGTTCCTGTTGTTCCAAGACCAACCCTTACAGTTGCAATACCAATTAAATCATCATTGATCTTTGCAACAAATAAATTTGTGCCATCTGCAAGAGTTGTTCCAACTCCAACATTAGTTTCGTCTTGTACAATTATACCAGAACCTTTAACTGTTCCAATTCCTGTAGAATATGTTACTTGATCTCCAGTTTTTAAATTATGACCTGGAAGATAAATTGCTTTAGTTTGAATGAAAACTGAGGTTGCTCCAGCACCTGGATTAGAGAAAGAAATTGTTGTTCCGATTCCAACTCCAGCAGTTGTTCCTAATCCCACGGATTCTGCGGGATCAAAGTAAATCTGTTTGTTCAGAGAATAAGAATAATCAGTTTTAAATCCAGAATTAATTCGTAATTTTCTAGGAACTTCATAAACATACTTTCCTATTGTATGTGTAGACCCAACAGTGTTATCAAATGCTCTTAAAATTCTAATTCTAGAATTTAAAGGATCAACATTCAAAACTTTAATTTTTTCCGAACCTATGATTAGGGTATCATTTTCTCTAATACTAGGATAATTTAAGTCACCAGAAACTCTAAAGTAAGTTACAATTCCAGTTACACTGGTATTGCCAATAGCAACTCCTGTGCTGCCCACACCAGCAATTGTCAGTCTATTTGTTTTTATACCAACATTGTAAGATCCTTCAATACCAGATGATGTCGTGGATAGTCCAGAAATTGAAATCGTGTCAAGAGGTTCAAAATTATGAGGATTATCAGAGAATACTAGGTATTCCCCTTTTGACTGACCTGGATATACTTCAACACCCTCAATAATACTTGAGGCAACACTTATACTATTAACAGATCTTCCTTTGATACGAGTTACTTTTGCTGCTACTCCATCACCTTGAGTTCCATCATTATTAAATTCAAGAGTTTCGTTAACTCTATACTCCGTTCCACCTGTAACGATACCAACACTATCAATTATTCCAGGTGCAGTTGCAGTAACAGTTGCGGTTTGATTTAATTTATTTGGAACATAGAAATAAGAATATTCTAAATCATCTTCAATAACATTTAGAGGTTGAGTGTTTCTACGCCAATCATTAGAGATGTCAAAGGAATCATAATTTGATTGTGGATTGAAGTTAAAATTATCAACAACACCTTTATAATTGTTACCGATTACATATGGGAAAACTGGTTTACGGTTCTTTTCAAAAATTCCAGATGATTCTGCAAACTTATCATTGATTGTAGTAAAGTATGCATATGTTCCATTTGGAAATTCTGGAGTTACACAGAATCTTCCATTATTTTCATCAAGAACACTATCATCAGAAACTTCATTGTGCGTATAATCTTCAACAAAGAATCCCTCTGGGAAAATAGAAGTTGATGGTCTATTATCTTTAAGATCAATAGAATATCCAGATCTCATTTGGGCAACAGTGCCTCCACTTATCCTAGAGAATCCATATGGACCATATATTGGGTGACCGTCATAAGCAAATCCTAAAATAGGAGAGTGTCTTGTAGATGGAACTTCAATACTATTGACTTTCTTTAAATCTTTCTCACCATATAAAGTGTTACCGTTTTGATCAGTGACAAAAACAGTTTCTCTAAGTTTTCTTGGTGCATATAAGTGAGAATACTGAAGTCCAAAATCATCTGACTTTAAACCAGTTGTAATTACACCATCATCTTGTGAAAAATATGTGAAATATTTTTCAAATAAATTTACTCTCCAATTTTGTATGTTTGCTTTGAATACAGGTAATATTTCTGCTGATCCAGCTGGTATAACATCAATTGTTGTTACACCAAAATCGTCCGAATATCCAGCACCAGGCTCAACAATCTTGACATCGGTTACTGATCCATTTTCTAAGACGGGGACTAAAACAGCACCAACTCCATCACCCTCTACAATCAAATCTGGTGTAGATACATATCTACTGCCAGCCTTTTGAATAATAACATCAACTACTCTACCATTAACAACAATTGGAGTTAATTGACAATCAGTTCCTGACTGAAGTTCAACAGTTGGTTGTCTATCTAAGTTTATAACTTCAGAAGATCCATATCCAACACCACCATTCTCTAAGTGTATGGAAGTTACTGTTCCTCTTACGATTGGTTGGAAAGATCCTTTAAATGTTTCTGTCCCAATGGAGGAAATCCCGACATTACCAGATAAAGTAAGAGTAATATCTGGATAATTAAAGACGTGAGTTCCTACACCCACAGAAGTCATGTTAATATATTGTTTTGTTCTAGTATAAAATTCTCTATCAGATGAAACTCCTACTTGAGAGAGGTGGAATGAGTCTTTATCAACTGCAGTTACAAAATACTCAGTATCTACAGACAATCCTGAGACAGGAGTTCCTGTACAGGTATATTTTACTTTCTCTCCAGTTTTATAATCATGATCTACAATCGTAATTAAATTAGAAGCAGTGTTAATACCGGTGACAGGTGCAGTTCTCTTTTTATTTTCATAACCAGAACCACCACTGACAATATTAACTGCACTAACTACAGATTTCTTATTGACTGATTCTAAGGAATGCTTACCAACACCATGGTCAGTTAAATATACTGTATTAATACCTGCTATAGCATCTGCTTGAGTAGGATGCAATCTTACAGTAACATTATCAACAGTAGATACAAAGTATGCAGAATTTGTAACTATACCAACAACTGCATCCTGATTTTTTGTTTTATAAATTACTTGCTCGGCATTTCTAAATTTATGATATGTAGAAAATCCAATTGTAGATTGAGACGATGAAGTGCCAGTCGTTACTCCCGCAGAAGACAAATCTGCAAAGAACTCAACTTCATGATCAATTTGTTTCATGCTGACTTGAGCAACAGCACCAGAACCATTACCACCTTCAAGTTTAACGGTTGGTGTGTCTAAGTAATCAAATCCAGGATCTATGATTCTTACTTCTCTAAGAGATCCAGAGATGGCAGCATAACCAGTGGCACCAGTTCCAACAGAGTCAGAAATAATTAAGTTAGGAGCATTTATTACATCAATATTTGTTCCTTCTGATAAAATGTTTATTGTTTCAATTTTTCCATATTTTATAATGTCCTTTCCTTTATAATTTAAAAGTTCAACACCATTTACAAACATTCCAGTTAATCCTGGTTCTGTCTTTGTCAAAGTCCCATCATTAATAGGTTCTGATATCTTTCTTAAAACTTTTTGTGGTTCTAGTGTTTTCCCATTAAACTCAAAGGGTTTTATAATACTATTGGCAACAGTTGTTGAGTTGTCTAAAGAAATAAATTTAGAGTTAAAAATATCATCTCTACTCTTTGCAAATTTAACCGTCGATCCATTAACTCTTTTTACAAAATAGAGTCCATCGGCAAATAACGCAGTATCTCTGGCTAATCTAGTATCACTACTTCCACTATCATTGATAAATGTTTCACTTATTAATTGTGCTCGATAATAAACAGCGTCCCCAGTATAAAAACCATGTTCTACTCCAGGGGAAATCTCAAACTCATCTCCAAGGAAAGTGCCAGAAAATTTGAACTCTCTAGAAGCAGGATTTAATGGTTGTGAATCATAATGTGGTATTGATGGAGAAGAAATTAAATAATCTCCAGATTCATTTTTATAAACATTATCAATATCAGTAGAATATATTTGTGCTGATGGATAAGTTCCAGAAGATACCTTTTGAATTTTTCTTTGGATTGTATATGTCGCATCTAGATTTAAAGCACCTTGACCTCTTATATTAAAAGAAGTCTCAGAACTTACAGATATAATTTTTGTTTCTTTTCTTGCGTTGTTTAAAATAATTTCTGCACTATCACCAGATCTAAATTGACTGGGTACATTTAAAGTTACTTTATATGTGTTGTTTGATGAATCTACTATTTCAAGACTCTTAACTTTATAGGTTGGTGAAACATTATAGAACCATTTGTTTGTTCTGAAATTATTTTCAGAAATTCCAAGATTAGTTACATTAACTTTTCCACCTTTTAAAAGGTTATTGGTATTGGATGGAATGTTGAAAGAATTTAAAACAGAACTAACTCTTACCTCAATAATTTCATCTTGATCTAACTTTGATCTTCCATATGCAAATGTATTAACACCAACGATAGTTGCATCTGCAATTTCAGCATCAATATCGGTGACACCATAAAACTGAGTCAATGATTTAGAAGTGTATGAAGATACACCCACACTATTATCTGGATAACGAAAATATAGTTCTCCAGTTGATCCAAAACCAACTGTAGAATCTACATCAAGAACTGTAGATCCTGAAGATACTTTTCCTATTACTCTTGTAGATGGTTCTACAGTAAATGCTCCATATTCTGCTCCTCTTACAATAATATCACGATCATATCCACCATCAATGCTGAGTTTATAGAAAGTTTTTCCATAACCAACTTCTATTTTCTCAACACTAGTGATTGGTGCATATGCTTTGTTTATTCCACCAAATTTATATTCATTCTGATATAAAGTTGCGTTCTCTAAATTTTCTGGATTACCTTCAACAGGTTCTACCACTAAACTATTGACGATTCAGAATTGAGCATTGGATGGTGAGAGTAGAAAATCTCTTGGTTTTATAACTCTTACATCTTCATTATATAATGCTCTAAAAAGAATTTCAAAAGAAAAATCAGTTCCTTTGCTTCTATAAAAATCCTTTGATTGTTTAACGAATAAATTTTGGTTTAGTTCAGAGACAAGACTTCTTCCCTCTAAACCAGGCAAAAATTGATGCTTTGCTTTTGTTAAAAATTCTTTTAAGAATAAACAACTTAAGTTTGTTATAGTTGATTTGCTGAGGTGATCATCAGAGTCACTTTCATTAAATACTACTTCTTCTTTGTTTAATTCACTTCTATAAGAAGTTATTCCAACAAAACCCCTAACACATCCCGTGAAAGAAAAATCAGTTTTTCCAGTATAAGTTATTACCTCATCATTAATCTTTAAGAGACCATATGAATCAGGAAATCCTCTAGTTCCTGTCGGAGACTCTCCTGGATCTACATTAATTGTCGTTGCATCAAAATCAAGATCACCATTTAAAACAACAGATTCGGATAAATTTGTGGTATTATCTAATTTGATGTATCTATCGATATTTTGAATTAAATCGACTGGACCACCTTGATATTCTTGTCCGAGATAATACTGCTTTAAAAGTTCAGAAATTAGTGGATAATCTTCCCTTACATAAGCAGGAAGTTGATTGGATACGATAGTGTTAAACTGTACTCTAGTTTCTGACATTTTATGATTTTATCTTCGTTAGTTGTTTTTAGTATTAGTATCCAGATCCACCGGAGGACCCGCCAGAAGAACCTGTAGAACCTGTTGATGCACCACTAGTGGAAACTGTAGTTGTAGTTGTAGTTGCTCTAGTGCCTCCAGTGACTCCTGAGGTTTGTGTAGTAATTCTAGATCCAGATGCTCTTGTCACTGTTGCTGTGTCTGGTCCACCAGAACGGACTAGATTGCCATTTGAGTAACTAGAAGACACAATATACGTAGAAGAGGAGGGATCTAGACCAGAAGAAACATCATCAACAACAGGTTCAAACAAACTGCTACTAGTATCTAGTTGCAAATAAAGATCCTGTAATCCGATAACATCATTTGAATGAGGTATTGCAGAAAGTTCTAAAATTGGTTGTCCATCCTTTGTTTTTGCTCCCGTTATGTCCACGGGATTTATTGTTATGACTCCACTATCGTAATTAATAAATCCAGTGTTTCTTCTTACTATATTTGGAGATTGTGATCCCGGAGTAGGTAAAGTAAAGAAGAAGAGAGTTCCAGTTCTTCTATTTGTATCTGGAATGTCTGAAACATACACAACTTCTTGTATTCCAGCAACTGTAAATCCACTTGACTTTATATTATAACCACTCATCGATTTGATATGGAATTGATTTCCAAATCCGATTTGATACTCAACAAATGTGTCTAGAGTTACTCTTAAATCTCTTCTAATAGCAATTGTAGTAATATTTGAAGTTATCGAATCATGTCCATCGTCAATTAACTTAAGAAGTTTACTATATTTCAGTCTGGCACCATACTTATTTAATTCTGTTGATTCTGCATATCTATTAACGTTGTTTTGAACAACACTAGAAACAAAGGTTGATGAAGGTGCTAAGTTTGTGTTATAGTAAATCTTACTATTAACCTCAACATACAGATACTTAAGATCAAGTAGTTCTGGAACGATTCCTGCCACAGAATATTTCTTCAGTTTCTTCTTAATATTTTCTTTGATGAGATTTGGGATAAAATCACCAAATCTTGGTTTAATACTAATAAAAACTTTTCCATATTGAGGAGGAACTAACTCTTCTCCTCCAAAAACAGAGATAGACTCAGTTTCTGGATAAATCTGTGTTGGGATCAAAGATTCATAGTCATTTGCAGTCAATGCCCTGTTCTGAGATGCATAGATCCTTGGTGCAAACTTTTTAATCGACTCTACACCTTCAATTGCCTCACCACCTCTAGCACTAAGTCCAGTTGTTACCAGAGAGATGCCAGATGTAACGACATACTCTTGATTATTTCTTGAAAAAACTAATCTTCCAGCAAAAGCAAACTGACCAACACCATTTGCAGCATCACCATTTGATGCAATGTAATCTACAGTGACATAATTGTTATCTTCAAGTTTTCTACCAAAAAGACCATCACCAAATATCACTTCATATCTTTCATCATCTGCCTCTTGCAGATAGTAAACAGAAGAATCTGGTTTTACTTCAAATAAACTATCTTGACGACTATATTTTACACTCTTAGAAGATTGTTCATTTGGTCTAACTCTTACAGTCAATAATTCAGAGTCAATACCAATATTATCCAAAAGAAACTTTCTATTTGGATTTCTTGCACTATAAGTAAAGTTGGCAGTTAATAGATTACCCTCGTAAATTGTAATATTATTAAATTCTGCAATTCCATCATTAACTGGAACTGTTATATCTTCTAAAATAGAAAATACAAATGATGAGTTGCCAAATCCACCTTGTGAAGTTGCTACAGGACCCTTTTTAAGGGTAAGGGTTGATGGAGTAGGGCTAACATTTGTAGTATCAACAAAGAATGTTATTACTCCTGTTGCTGCCTTTCTTGATCTTGGTAAATATCCAATATTTCTTGCTAATGATACGACATTTTCTCTTAATGTCGCACTATCAATGAACACTTCATTCGCAACCATGTTTGCGTTATATGAAGTGATATAGGTATTATATGCCAGAACATCAAGTATTGTTGAAAGGTTAGAACCCTCAAAATCATAATCCGTGAAATTGGAGTTTTCCTTTAAATATTCTCTAAGTGTCGTTTTAACCTGGTTAAAATCCAGATTAGTAAAGTTAGCTAGTGGCATTTTTTACCTTGTTGATTCCAGGACGAATTGTAATTCTTGTGCAGGAACGTCTGCCCCAATAATCTCATAAATGATGGTTACATTAAATTCATTCTGATCGAAGTTGGGTTTTACTTCAACTTCTCTCACATTGACCCTTGGTTCATAAAGTTTGAGTGAACTTTTAATTTCGTTCCTTATGATATTGGCAGAAATATCATTTATATTCTCAAAAAGTGACTGACTGATCCTAGAACCAAAGTCTTCATCAAAAAATTTCTCACCAGGGACTGTAAAAACAATATTTCTCACTGATCGAGCAATTGCAGAC